TTATAAATCTCCAATTTTGCTTCATTTGAAAGTGATTCCCACCATTCATCAGTCTTTTGGAGATAGTTATCACCTGCCATATATGGTATTCCACTTGCTTGTTCTCTGTCAAAAATTCCATTATGACACCACCATTCTTCAACATTGTAGTTGTATTTAAGCTGATACCATTTCATATTAAATTAAATTTTCAAGACAATACTTAGTGCAGTTTTATTGCATTGTATACATCTTCAGAAATATGTGTAAATTCACCAGTCTTATTATTCATTATTGCAACCATAGATTCTCTATTTTTACGATAATGATAAATACACTGGTCATTAAGATAACGAGGCTTATTGTCACAATCAATTAGATGAGATTCTTGTAAATAATTATCATCAGATATTGTTTTAAGAATATCCTGGGCGGCTCTAATTGGAATTTGAATAGATGCATGATTACTAACAACATTTGCAAACCCATAAGGACCTGTTATTTGATAATCTTCACAATGAAAATCTCTACCATCTATTTGAAGATAGTTATGTGCAATTTTTATATGAATGTCCTTATCAAGGTCACTCTTATCCATTTCTACGATAAATTGATTATTGGATAGTTGTTTTATGAATTTCATAACTAAATCAAATTTTCTAAACAATACTTAATGGCTGTTTCACAGGCTTCTTCGTAAGATTCAAGTCTTGGAGAACTTTCTTCATCTACTTCTGTATTATCATCAGCCCAGATACAATATCCCCATTTTGAAACTATTTCTCCACAATAAAATGTCAGTGGGGTTATACATATTACACAATGCTGCACTTCCCTTAACCATTTCATTGCCATTTGAAGAGTTGGGGCTGAATAGCGAAAACTTGAAATATTGTAGTTCCACAGTGCGTTATTTGTGCTAAACTCTTCTTTTGTCCTATATTTATCTTTCTCGTAAAAAGAACGCACATATACATCAAACCCCTTTTCTTTCAAGAGTTTTGCTGTTTCAAAAGAGCAATAGTCTTCTGTAATCATATCTCTTTTTCCGTTATATAACTATGCCATGTACATTCTATGCCAAAATCTTATTCATAATAAAAAGTTCTACTAAGAACAGTATATGGTTTATCAGTGTAACAATTAGGTACTTCAATTATACGATGTTCGTATGAATATTTCATCAACTCTATGTTTTCAATTATATCTTTAAAGTCATTATCCAACGCAATTTCTTCAAGATGCTTAACCAAATCTTCCTCATCTATTGCGCCAACAATTATATCATCAACACTGTACTCCGTAAATGAAATATCAATATTATAAACTTTATACATTTTTTCCATAACTAACTAAATTTAAAAATTTAAACAAGTAAAACTAATATCTATATTATTTATACATTCCTTCTTTTGCTTCAATAGCTAAATCCATAGTAATTAAGCCACGATAGTCAAAATGATGTTCAAGAAGCCAATCAAAGGTTTTGAGAGTATCAAAATATTCATAGTGGTCATCATCAACATACTTCCACTCACGGGTTTCACAATAGTGGATATACTCTTCTTCAGTCATGGAAGACATTGAACGGAGATAAGGTTTTATATGGTCAATTCTGAAAGGGTCAGAATCAACATTCAAATGAATTTTTTCTCCATGAACCCCAGTCAGTATGCATGTTTCTGGCTTATTGTAAGCACCGGGATTTAATTGCACAAAAGTGTAATATGGAATTCTTGCACAAAGGTCTTTAAGTAATAGTTGTTTATCTTCTTGTGTCATATCTATTCTGTTTTAAAGTAATTAAAAATATGAAAATAATCATTCTATTACCATATCTCTAAGTTTCCTTAGAGTAAGGCAACTTTTACCACTATAGTTTTCACTACTATTATAAAGACTAAAAATGACCTACAGCACAATAGGATTGCAGTCATTCCGTAACATCCCTTTTATGTTCCTATTATTTCGGGTCTTTATAATATTTGTGGTCTGGACTGTATCTTAACCATATTGAAGTCTCATGAGTTGGGCTGTTACAAGGAAAGACAATTCATTTCCATCTATAACCCACTTCAACTTAGGTTCCTCCTGTATCTCGTCTCTACACACTGTCTATAACAAGTTTTCTCTGCTTATACACTAGTAATAAGGAGGATACATAAATCCCATACTTGTTAATAACATTGGCTCGGTATTGACATATAAATGTGGCTTCATCCATGATTACTCCAGTACGCAGCTGAGAGGAATTTACCAAGTGTTTACACCACATTTACTTAGCTTTCACCGAATTAGGGAGGTTTATATTTTAAACATTTGTTGTAATAGTTTTATTTTGTTAATTAATCAATATTATGTATTCTTTTATATGCTATATAAAGTTTACTGATAGAATCGAAAGTTGCTTTAAATCCATTTCTAAATAACTCTCCATCCTTTAAAGAGTACCAGTCGAATGTATCTTGATGATATGCATTCTTCCTACTGATTCTAATGGAATCCTTTTTATTTTGAACTATAAAGTTCTTAATATCTTCTATTATAAGATTTCTGATGAACTCTAATAATGGAGACCTTGAATTGCCATCTAAACCAAGAGATTTAGCAGAACTTATAAGAGCAACTATGTCCTTTTTAATAACTGCATCTTTGCAATTATCTAATAGAATTATTAGTTTGTTATCCATATTGTATTCTTTTTATTTTATTGCTCTTTATTTTATATAAAAATAATGTGTGCTGAATATTCGATGGTTGCAATTCATCTTAAATTGTCTTCTTGGTTTGTATTTTATTTTTCCTCCGCTCTTATTGTTACCTTTACTTTTACAGGCTCATCTTCCCATCGTAAGGCTTTGAATGCATTTTTGTTTCTTATTTTGATTGCTCCCCATTTTCCTGAATACCAATATGGTGTAAATATATGAAGGGCATCTTCCCTTACTGGTTTCCTGAAATGGAGTAGAAGTAATCCATTTGCATCTCTTGCTACCCAGCCAGTCATTTTTACTTCACCAGTTATTTCAACTTCTTCCATTTTTGTTTTTTGTATAAAGGGCTCTTTTTGCTCTAATATTTTTATGGAATCTTTTAGTTCGATAAAGTCTTTTGTAATCCATAAAAATCTTGCAGTAAAGTCTTTCCACTCCATTTCAGTTGGTTGAAAGTCAATTCCTTTTCTTTTTAAGATTTCCCTGAATCCCTCAAACTCCATTTTTACCCTTTTAGCGAATTCATCTATTTTTATTTTTGTTTCCATACTAAAACTTTTTAAAATTTAACTTTTTTAGCCTTAAAAGGCTCGTTTTTCTCTTTGTACAATTTTATCACTTACAGCAAAGAAATGGATGCATCTATTTTTATAGATTATGATTACTTCCTTTTCAGTGTATTTTTATAATTTTTTTGATTAGTGTTTTATATTTCGTTAGATATGAATATTAAAAAGAAAGGGAAGAGGGTGAACTGAAACCTTAGATTAGATAGCGCAAGCAAGAAAATATAGTTTAATGAGGATTATCCTCTTCCCTTGTGGAAATGACATAATAAAAAAGTACTCTTACATTGTCTTTAAACCGCATGGAGCTACCAACTAACAATTAGTTTAATGTAAGAGTACTTTTGACTTTTTCTTACTTCACAGCAAGATTAGTCCGAATGAAACAAGGTTTTTATAACTTAGTTATGGATAAAAACTAAGTGTCGGGGTGACATGACTCGAACATGCGCAACCTCCTGGTCCCAAACCAGGCATTCTACCAACTGAACTACACCCCGATGAGCTAATTATTTATTTGATACTAAATCATCAATAAATAATGTATTGTGTGCAATGACTTCACTGCATTTGCCATACAATGGAGTACAAAGAGCAATCCCTCTTGTGTATTTATCCATCAATTTCTTAAGAAATTCCTTCCAGTATTTGTAAGATGCTCTTTCAGCTTTGGCAAGGGCAATTGCTCTACCTTTCTTGTAATCATACTTATCTTCTTCATTGTATTTAGCCTCACCTGTAAATACTTTTATGAGGAATGGATAAGCTGGTTCTGAAGGCAAAGGGTTGTCATTCTTTATAGTTGTAGCAATTGTACATACTACATTCTTACCAATTGTAGTAAACTTTGTTGAGGTAATACTTACTTTAAGTGCCATAATGTTAATGTTTTTAATTGTTAATTATTAGTTCCTCCAATGTGACTCGAACACATATTGACAGTTTAGAAGACTGCTGTTCTATCCCTTGAACTATGGAGGAGTGTGTGTACATAGTATTTCACAACAGTATGTACACTTAATGTACAAAAAGTAAAACTTCATGGGTTACAGCATGTTGTACAGTAACCTGTAGTGGCCTTGGGAATTGCACCCAATATCTCCAGTTTATAAGACTGGTGCTTATACTCATTAAGCTTCGCCACTAAATAAGCAGTTTAAATGTGCCCTGAAACGAAAAATAAACATAAACAACCTTTATTATATCCATTTAAACTGCTTTGAGCCCCCCAGCTGAGTTGAACAGCTATTTGAAGATTACAAATCATCTGTAATAACCTTTATACTAGGAGGGCAGGATTATTATATCAGTCCATAAGCTTTTAAGACTGTATTCTTTAGGTCTCCTTGAATATACACTTTGTAGGAATAGCCATTACTTACTTTATTTCTTACATAAAATACTGCTTTTGATGCAGGTTTAAGATAAAGCTCATATTCACATTTCCCATCTGTGTATATATAAGTGGTCTTGATTATCTCTTTTGAAGATTCTTCGATTTGCTTTTGCTTGTTGCGTTTGTCTATGAGTTTGTATATTGGAATTGCCAAGCAAGCAAACATAAAAGCATAGCAAAATATGATAAATATTGCATCCATATTAAAATGATTCTTTTCCGTTTACTGAAATAAATATGTCTTTTCTAACATAAGGTTGTTTAGCATTCTTGCACTGGTATCTCAGTGCTTTTCTCTGTACTTCCTCAAGAGTGGAAGATGCAGCTAGGAGTGTTGTTCCTTGTTTCATTTTGATTGTTAGCATGGCTTTATGTGTTTAAATAGTTAATGTTCTAATTAAAGGGATACCCAAATGGTTTTATTCAGTATCATGTTTAACATAATTTGAGTATCCCCAAAGTTAATGTTGTTGAGGTATGAGGACTCGAACCTCAAATGAGGGAACCAAAATCCCTAGTGTTGCCAATTACACCATACCTCAATAATGCCCCAATTACTTGATTGAAATACATTAACTTATTCTTATGGCCTTCTAACTACGTAATTATTGACAGAAACTCTGTAATTGGGGCTATGCAAATATAGATAAAATAAGTTAAATTGTACTACTTATTTCTCATAATTTTTATACTTTACATGAGGTTGTACACTAAGATAACCGTGAAAAATATCACCTATTTGCTCATAGTGCCAATCTGTAATATTGTTAGACTCAACAGGTTTTGCACCTGGAGCAACTGCAATTGTCATGTGTGATACTTTATTTTCACTAGGACAATTAGTAATAACTGCAAAAGCTCTGTCACTTATTCCCCATCCAATAATCTTAAAGAACATTCTCTCCCCAAGGAAAGCAGCTAAGTATTTCTCAATATAATGATTTTTATGGGTTCTATGCAACATAGTTATGTGTTCTGCATAAGCAATCCATCCTTCAGGTATTTTATCTTGTACAAGCTTGAGTATTTTTTCTCTGGTTGACCTATCAACAAATACTCCATAATATTCAAAATTCCCCATATGCAAATCAACTGTAAAAAAGAATCAGGGCAAAAAGACTATCCTGATTCGTGTTAGCATAAATATTTAAGGCAGCATTATCAAAAGAGGCTGGTCAAATCAATATTCTTTTCCTCTTTCCTTGTGGAGGAACCTGAGCTTTTTACCTGCCTTGTAGAATATTTAAACTTTTTAGTTTCCATATTCTGCCATTTTACAAGCTCTAGCTTAGTTTCTCCCCTTTGAAATTTAGCTACATTTGTAGGGGCAACTGAGACTTTGATGTTCTCAATTTCAATCCAGTATTTAGCATTTCCAGAACGTGTAACACCTTCATAGATAGTTACACTTTGAGGAAGAATAACTGTTTGGATTTCTTTCCAAGGACTGTCCTTAGCACCACTAAGAACACAGATGACTCCACAAAGGAGTGAAATAATAAATCTTTTCATATCAGGGCTGTTTTAATTGATTTCTTTTTAAGTAAAAGGTAAATGGAGCTATAATAGTTACTCCATTTACCTAACCATAAACAAATAAACAATATGCTTTGCGAAACAATGTTGTAAATTTGAACTCTGAAAAAATTTCACTTCGTTCAGAATTTGCATATGGGCTGAGTCATGACCCATATAATTGCCATTTTCACCAGTTTACCTGACTAGAACACACCCTTTTGGGGTAGGCAACACAGAGACGGATTAACAAGTTCCGTAACTCCTACACTTGATTATATAAGATACTCCTTTCTCCAGAACTCCTTGCGGGTTAGCTGGGTGCCCCCAGTTAGAACTTGGATACTTGTTTCACTTCATCAATTGCCTTGCGAGCGCATGATGCCTCCATATTACAGAAGGATAACTCTGTTGTTATCAAGTGTGCACAACACTCTTTGCTAAATTAATAAATTATACATCATGAATAATAAATTAAAATAACAGATGACCTGACTAACCGTGTGGTTGTGCTTGAATGGAATGCTCCCTTTTGAGGAGTTTACCCATCAACACGGTTATGCTACTTGTCCGCCAAGACTTTCACTTTACTAACTATACAAACCTACCATTTCTGATATCAATTGAATGGCTAATTCAATTGTGTCCGCCAAGACATAGGTCTAAAAGCTTTCATCATAAGAACTATATGGATGGCTAATCCTTTTTGGTCCTTAAGCAGTTATGTTTGTCAGGATTACTCCTCAAGGAGAGCTGGTCAAGCCCTCCGCAATTCACTATCTCATCTGCCCGATGATACACCATGAACTGCTTTGCATAATCTGGCTTTCTTACAGACTACTTGATGAAATCAAATAGCGCAACTATCTCCCTGTTGAGAGACAGTCACTTTATCCCATTGCTGGTTTATCCTAACGACAAGAAGCCTGCCGTACAACAATTAGTTTCTCCCGAAGGATACTTATCTCCTAAACCACGTAAAGGTTTGTTGTAATTAGGAGTTTAAAAAAGAGTAATTTTATTTTACTCTTTGTTGAATAGTCTCTGCTATTCCAGAAATGATGAACTTACCACAATTGTCCCACCACTTATAAAAATCTCTTTCACAAGCAAGTTCTTCTTCTCTCCATTGAGTATAAAGCTCCTCAAGCCCACACTCAGCATCTTCTTCTAATTCTATGATGCGAAGAATATCAACAGAAATCATACTATAATGTAAGTGCTATTTTATAAAAATCTTTAGTTGTGATTCACATCAGAACTAAAGTGAAAAAGATGAACAAGACATATAAAGTTCATCAATAAATGCTCTATAATTTTATTACTTAGTATTCGTAGCTGAACCTTCTCTCACTATTTATACTACTGAGAGTGATAGATATATAAAAGCCCTTTTACTTGTGTAAGAAAAGGACGAAAAGAACCTTTTGAAACTTGGTTGCCCAAGCAGTAGTGGAAATTTATACTCCAATGCTGGTAATCCAGACCACTATGAGTATTAGCTTATGGTAGGAATGCTGATTGCCCTGCGTTATAACGTGTGCTTCACCACGCCTTATTTTAGGGTTTCCCCAAGGATAGGTGTTCCTACTAATCAATTTAAGAGGATTAGTTACTCTTTTTGGCTCTTTTGCCCCCATTCATGCATCTCCCATCCCACACTCTTCTCCCACAAATTGCTTCTTCATAATAGAAGAATGATGTGGATAACCCTGCTTTTCGCATGTCTCTTAAGGCTTGTTGTTTCGCATTCATACTGCCTAAAGGTTTAAGTGTTTATGATTTCTGCTTGAATTGCCAAATAATCGGTATTATTGTACTTTTCTTCGGCATAATTTAGTGCTATGATGGCATTTGGTGCCAAAACTTTGGTTGAAAAGGTCTCTAAAGACACTAAGTTTTGTAGTGTTACTTTGTACCATTCCATGTGGCAAGGTGTTTTGAGGAATCCAAAAAACCGCTACATTTTTGTTGGGGAGCGGAAATTGGGTTTTTGTTGAAATTGGCGTGAAATTGGGAGCGTTCATTGTGCCCTGTTTTGGCACATTTAAAGTGTTGAAAATTAAATACTTACAACACTTTTGCTCCCCAATTTCACAGCCAAATTTGGCCTTAAAAAAAGACTCCTGATAACACTATCAGGAGTCCTTTCAAGGGCTTATTCAAAGGAGATTTCAATCTCCTCACCACCCTCATAATAAGCGGTGAACCCAGTCTTTCCAGTTTCATCATCGCGCCACTCCCCAACAACAAGTTCCTTTGCAGGACGGGTCTTGTTGAGGAGTTTCTCCGTGGCTTTCTCACTTGCCCAGACAGCGGTGCCATCCATGCAAGAGAACATGATGCGAGTTTCCCCATCACTTGTAACTACCTTGCGGGAGCCACTGTGCCCACCATGCTGGGCAAAGAAGAAAGTGATTGCAGGACGCTCATTGTTGATGAACTTGCCAGTGAAAGAAGAATTGTTGGACATTGTTGCTGCCATAATTCTATACTCAGACCAATTCACAGCTGGTCAGGCTGTCAGCACCATGCTGAATGGTTTGAGGGTTTCAAACACTCCTACTCTGTTCGTACTTGTCACAATACTTCTTCATGTATTGAGGGCACTGCATCTCGCTGCACCTTTCCAGAACATTTCAAAGAGTTCTACTCTTCTCATTCCAAAGTCTGACAAAAGAGAGTGAACAGGGCAAACACCAAACAACACGGGGGGATAACCCCAACGGGGTTACACCCTCCGGGGTGTTGGGTGTATTATGTCCTGCTCTCCCAAATCAAAAAAAAATAAATTTTATTTTATGTCCCCCCTCCCACAAATAATTTTAAAAAAAAATTTCTCCTTTCCCTAACTCAAAAAAATTTCAAAAAAATTATTGAGGGTAAAACTATTACTAGATAAGATAAGGAAGCTTTTTAAGGTTTATCCATAATTATATATATATCAATAAGTTACAAAGATTCTGAAACATTGAACTTTAGACTGGGTGTCCAGTACACTGGATTGGGAGTCTAGTACACTAGACTCATAGTCTAATATCGCTTAACATTCTGTTTAGATATTAAAGAATTTTTTGTATATTTGTAAAAGACAAATCAACATTTAAACTAGAATCATTATGTCAAAAGGGTATGTAGAATCAGTAGAGACTACTGTAAAAGATGAGTTTGGTAATGACAGAGTTACCACTATTAGAAAAGTATTTAAACACAATTCTGATAATGAAAATTTCTACTTTGTGTTTATAAACTATGTGCAGTGGATGTATAATATAAAAGGAGTAATTCCCATAAAAGTACTGCACGCTTTAATGGAAGAGACATATGTCAATACTGGAAAAGTGTCTATATCTATGGGGAAAAGAGCAGAAATTATAGAAAAGCTTGGCATATCAAGAGCAGGATTCTATAATGCTATTAATCAACTCGTTGATGCAAAAGTCCTTTCAAAGGTGTACTATACAAATAGAAATGGAGAAAAAGTTGAATCTCAGGGAGACTTTTTAATTAACCCAGAAATGCTCTGGAAAGGAGATAAGGAGAAGAGAAAAGAGTTAAAAGTTACATTTGAAGCTGTGTATTCTAAATAATAATTACTATATTTGTAGTGTTTTCCATAGCACTGAAGTGTTCTCATAGAAATGAGAGGGCTAAAGATTTTAGAAATAAGCACGCTGTGAAGTGTGCTTATTTTGTTTTATAAAAATTTATCTCTATATTTGCATGGGTGTTACGGAAAAAGCCGAACAAAAGATTCTTTTCTGACATGTAGGTTTTTGATGATTATTAGTGTGGCAAGCAGGTTAGTTGTGAAACTCACCTGCTTTTTTAATATTATATAATTGTGTATATTTGTGCCAATAAATCACACAATTATGTCTTGGAATAATCTCACAATTGCACAAAAGTCACAGCTTATGAATATCATGAGGAGGAATGGCATAACTTCTCTTTCTGATATGAAGAATATATATGACTCACAGCTTGCTGACTTTAACACTTCCCTTGAGGAAGCAACTGATACTTTTGGAAGACCTGTCTCATATACTTATGCTAATGGAGGTAGTAAAGACACATACACTCCAAGTGAAGATATTATTAAGTATATAAAAGACACTGAAGCATTTAGACCTAATTGGTATCTTGATGGCAATGGTATACCTACAATTGGGTATGGGTTTACTGGACCAGAAGCTAAAAGGCTTTTTCCAAATGGAATAACAAGAGCTCAAGCAGATAAATACTTTGCAGACTCGTTGGCTAAAAGAGTTGCTATTCTTGCTAAAGATACTCCAAACTGGAATTCTTTATCACAGAATCAAAGAGATGCATTACTATCCTATCATTATAATGTAGGAGAAACATCATATAGAAACAAGCATCCAAAACTTCAGGAAGCTTTAGCTAATAAAGACTGGGAGAATGTAATACTTAATATGGATGCTGGATACAATGATAAGAAAAATCCAGGACTGAGAATAAGAAGAGACTATGAAAGAAACCTTTTCAAGCAGGGAATTCCACAAGCACCAGTACAATCAAATCATATAGCCAATATGCTTCCACTAGGAATGTACTTTCAAGGTCCTTTTGGAGGAGGTTCAAGAGCACAGGGAGGCTCTATTCATATTGACCCATCAAAGGAAGGAACATTTACTGCAGCAGCTACTAAACATAATATGGGAGTGCAGGAATTTGCATCTTATGTATCTGCTCATCCAGATGCCTTTTCCCCTGCAATGAGAAAGAAAGCAGCCTTTGCAAAAGCAGCTACAAAGTTTAAGCATGCATTTGGAGGAATCAAATTCTAAAAATTAATATTTTATTTTGATTTGATTATAAAAATACTTACTTTTGCTCGTCATCATTGTTTAATTCATAATTTTTACTACAAATGGAATCCACAAAAACTCAAAAGAAAAGCCCTGTATTACTTTGGGTATGCTTTGTTCTTTTTGCTTTAGCAGTTATTGCTCTTGCAGTTCTTCCTCCAAATGCTTTTGCATGGGTTATTGGTGCTATCCTTCTCCTTGCTGAGGGATTTTTGTTTATCTCTTATACTAACAAAAATGAAGCTATTGAGAAGGGAGAAGATTCTATGGAATTCTGGAAGAAGGAATACACCAAACTTGTATCTGAGAAATCCAGTCTTCTGAATGATAATGCTAATCTTGAGCACAATTGTAAGGTTCTTAATTCTACTATAGAGTCTCTTAGAAAAGAGCTTGAGGCTGCAAAGGAAACTGTAGTTGTTGAGATTCCAGCAAATGAAACTCTTGAAACTCTTGACACTGAGGAAGTTATTGAAGAGCCTGAGGAAGTTACTGTTGAAGAGGTTATTGAACCTACAGTTGAACCTAAAGCAGCTCCAAAGAAAAAGACTGCTAAAAGAGTAAAGAAATGATACAGGAATTTGGTGCTAATGATTCTAATGAATTAGTAAAAAAGGCACAAGAAAAGGGACTAACAAAGAAAGATATTATTGCTATTGTATGGGTAAAAAATGAATACAAAGTAATATATGACAAATAATACTGAAAATTATAATGATGAGCCTGTATATTACTGTGCAAAGTGTTTATCTTTAAGGATTCTTACAGATGAAACAACTGGGGATTATTGCCCTGATTGTGGAAGCACAGACATAAAACAAGCACACATTACAGTATGGGAGAAGTTATATAAAGAATTACACAGTTCAAAACATTAGAGTATTTTATTATGGCAAAGGAAGTTGTAAAAAATGATTCTGTAAAACAGGATTCTACTGAAATTGCAAAACATGTAGCCTATCTTAGTGGTGAGAATGAAATGCTTAAGAACAGACTTAAGCAAGCTTCTGACCAGATTCAAATGTATCAGAGGTCTGAATTCTTTACAAGACTTGAATGGCTTTGGAGAGTTATTACTTGGGAAAGAAGTGAAGAAGTATTCTCTAAAGACTTTGTAGCTGATAAAGCTGAGGAATTCAAGTCCTTGATGACAGTACCTGCTCAGCAAGAGGAGGAATAAAATGAGTAGCTCTGAAAATCCTTCAAAGCTTGTAGATGGAGTTGTTGTGATTCCTACAGACAACAACTCCTTCTTTAGAGCTTGGTTGCAAGTTATGCGTCCAATTCATAAACTTACACCAAAAGAGATGGATTTCTTTGCTATTATGCTGAAAAAGAGAGCTAAGATTGCTTCAGAAATTAAAGACAGTTTTATTATTGACAGTCTTCTCTTCAAGGAGGAAAGTAAAGCAGAGATGCTGAAAGAGGCTGGGATTACTGATTCTCACATGAAAATTATTCTTCATAACCTTAGAAAGAATAATGTACTGATTAATAAGAGAGTCAATCCAAGGTATATTCCAGATTGGGAAGAGGGCAAGCCATTCAGATTAATGTTCATATTTAAAAATGAATCTTAATGAAATCATAAGGGAAGTTGCACATAATCTTGACATTCCTATAGAGGTTTGTGAAAGGGCTTATACTGATGTATTTAAGTTTATCAAACAGACTATTAATGCACTTCCTTTGGATAAAGACCTTACTCTAGAAGAGTTTTCAAAGTTAAAGACAAGTTTCTCAATTCCTTATGTTGGTAAGTTGTATTTACCAGAAAAAAGGTATTTCAGACATAAAAGCATTGCAGATTCAATACATAAACTAAAAGAAAAGGAAAATGATTTACAAGATAAAGAAAATCCGTCCACTGTTTAATCAGATTGTTGTTACAAAGAATATTTATTCTTCTGCTGAAGCAAAGATTTCAGGTCTCTATACAGTAAAGGAGAATAAAATAAAAGAATATCAGACTGTTCTTGCAGTTGGTCCTATGGTTAAAGGCATTAATGTAGGAGATGTTGTAAAGATTAATCCTGCAAGATATGCTGAAATTAGGCACAGGGAAGGCAAAAAAGACCTTGAAAATAATGTTGTAAAGGATGATATGCATGTAACTGTAAACATTCCATCTGAAACAATCTATGGTACAGATGAAAATGGAAATGAGTATAGTTATAATGTAATGTTTATTTATGATAATGACGTTCATTTTGTCATTGAGGAAGGTGAAGAGTTTGATGAAACTCCTATTATAGCATCTCCCGATACTATAATTAAATAATCAGTGCATTTTTACTAAATCGGGAAGACCCACCCATATGGGTGGGTCATTTTGTTAATATGAAAAGGACTTATTTACCTCCAAGCATTACAATACATAATAAGGTATGCTTCAATGGGCACTATGTATATTTATCAGACAATGCTCTTGGTGAGCTTAGAAGAGAACTGATAAATCTAATTACAAAACCTAAGAAACATGAAACTAATTGAATTTAGAGACTATCAAGTTCAGCCAACTGCTGAAGCTTTACTTATAAAGCCTATTAGGAAATTATATAATGCAGACAGGTCTAAGCAAAAAGAGAGTTTTATGACTCAAATGGCCTATCTTTACTTTATGGTAGACCCAAGGTCTGTTTATGCATACATCACCAACGAAGAGGAGAGAGCAAAAGAAATTATTAAGCAGGAAGGACTTCCAAGCAACTTTAAGCCATCAAAAGACCTTAAAGAAGCTATGGAAGTTTATGAAAATGCGACAGTAACAACATCAAAAAGACTTCTTCAAGCTTCAAGAATTGCTGCAGAAGCTCTTAAAAATGAACTTGAAAATACAGAGTCTATTCTTCGAGAGAGGACTGATAAGGGAGCAAGAGTAACAAAACCAAGTGAAATAATCTCTATGCTTGAAAGGCTTAATAAAGTTATTCCTCAGCTGCAAGACCTTGAAAGAAAGGTTGATTCTGAAATTAAGGAAGGTGCAAGAGCAAGAGGTATTGAAAATTCAATGTTTGAAGATGGGATATAATATTGAAAAAGTCATAAGTGATGCTCTAACTGGATGGTGTAACTCTCAAGGAGAAAGAGACTGTGAGTTTATTTCCCTTCTCTCGCAGAGAAAAGGACCGATAGGTTCTTTAAAAGTATACACTGTAAGAGTGTTTTTCAGAAAGAAAGGAGACACTGGAAAGTATAAGAAAATCCTTGAGTGTGATGCAATGACATCTTCATATGAAAAGGTTGGAGGAATTGCTGAGAAGGTAACAAGTACTGTAATTATTGAGTTACTGAAGAATAAGGAGAAACTATGGAATTCAATAAGTACCAAACCCCAATAGAAGACTTAGTATTTACGAGAGTATTAAATGGTACTCCAGTATCCATTGCATTCAAAAATGCTCCAAAGGAAGTACAGGATGAGTTTAATGAATGCATAGCAACAATTCCATTAGTTCAATGGTTGATTAGTCCAAATAGACCTAATATAAAAGACTTGCCAAGAGATGAGTCTGGTAAAGCTATTTGGAGAATAGAGCAACCTCCAATTATTGAAGATATTGATTATTTTAGACCAACAGCCATTCATTTTCAACAGACAGGTAAGTTTACTGACTTAAGGCCAAACAGAGCTCCCGGAAGTGAGTATATGAAATGGCAAAATGAAGAGGTAAGAAGAATTAGGGAAGGATATCTTAGAGAATCTGATGGTGCTTGGATTCCTGGATATATGTATTGGTATTTAAATTACTGCCCAATTCTTATTACAGTTGGAAATGAATCTTCAAATACTGGTGTAAGAACTATGGATTTTCCAGAGTTCTGGGAAGGCATTCTATGGAGATTTACTGGGTGGGACATTGCAATGAGACTAGGCCTTAACTTTGGTGAAATATCTAAAAGAGGGGCTAGCAAGTCGTACACCTTAGCTTCAGCATTAGCTAAAATATTCATTGTTGGAACAAGACATGATGATGTACGTTCTGTTGGAGAAAAGGCAAATTCAAGAGGCATATTGATGGCATATCAGAAGGAGTTCCTTAATAAGAGTGGTACTCTCAATATGTTTGAAGATATGGCAGACTTTATTGCTCAAAATACGGAATTTCCAAGAAAAAGGCTCAAGTCTTCTCTTAGTGACATGGAGTGGACTATGGGATATATTGACCTTAACACTGGAACTAAGAGAGGTACTGGAAATCAGGTTCTTGGAATTGCTATTAAGGATGACCCAGACAAGGGAAGAGGTAAACGTGCAGAACTAATTGGTTTTGAGGAATTTGGTAAATTCCCTAATGTTGCTTCAGTTATTAAGATTGCAGAGCCTTCTGTAAGGGATGGTGATTTGGTGTTTGGTATAATTGTATGTATTGGAACTGGTGGTGAGGAAGGTGCTGACTTTAGTGGTGCACTTGACCTTATTTATCACCCAAGTGGTTCACATTTTCTCTCCTTTGAGAATGTTTGGGATAAGGCTCAGCAGCAAAGAGGAACTTCCATATTTTGTTTTCCAGCTTATGTAAACAGAAAGGGGTGCTACAATAAAGATGGCATTTCTGATGTAACAAAAGCTTTGTATGCTCTTTGCTTTGACAGATACATAGCAAAGTATGAAAATCCAGACCCATTCCAGATAACAAGAACAAAAGCAGAAAATCCAATTACTCTGCAAGATGCTATTATGAAAAGGGATGGGGCATACTTCCCTGTGGCTCAATTAACTGACAGAATCCAAGAAATTGATTTAAATCCTAATTTTTTTGATACTATTTTGGTTGGAAAATTCATACAAAAGAGTAATGGAGAAGTTTCATTTGAGCCTACTGGAGAAACTCCTATACATAAATTCCCTACTAAAGACAATAAAATATCAGGAGCTGTTGAAATTTCAAAGCTTCCAGAAAAGAAAGATGGAAAGGTTTATTCTGGAAGATACATAGCATCATGTGACCCAGTAGATTCTGATGAGGCAGACACTATGTCTTTAGTAAGTTTCTTTGTTTTAGACACATGGACTGACAGTATTGTATGTGAATGGACTGGAAGACTGTCTTATGCTGATGATTGTTATGAACTTGTAAGACTTGGGTGCATCTTTTATAATGCAAAGTTACTCTATGAAAACAATAAGAAGGGATTGTACGGATACTTCAAGAAAATGAATTGTCTTTACATCCTTGCTGAGACACCTGAGTTTTTAAAGGATAAAGACTTTATTAGAGGTCAAAAAATTGGTAATAGTACTTATGGAGTAAATGCCACACAGCCAATAAATAATTATGCAAGACACTTGCTTCGTGAGTGGATTCTTAAACCAGTAACTGTTCAAAATACAAATACTGATGAAGATGAAGCAGAGGTAACTGTAACAAGACTTATGACAATGTGGAATAGAGCAGCCCTTGAAGAGATGAGACAATGGAATGAAAATGGTAACTACGATAGGGTTTCTTCTCTTGGAATGTTAATGCTTATTAGAGAGGACAGGGTTGTTACTCTTGGTGATGACTTTGGTAAGAATAATACAAGAAATGATAAGGATTATTTGGGTAATGACCCATACTTTAGCAGGAACTACAAAGTAAGAATGAGGCAGTAAATATAGTAAAAAAGTATTGCCTTTTGGTACACTTTAGTATTATAGGTATATTTGTTCGTTAATTATAAGTTATGTACGATACAATTCAATTTCCAAGACAAGCATTGCCCTTTTCAAGAAAGACATTGAAATGGGGAAGACAGTGTGTACTCTGGGGTGATTCACGAAGTTTTCAGAATTACTCTCCAGTAAGAAAGTCCGTCTGGAATAAAAGAATAAACTATGATTTGTTAAGAGGTAAGATTCACATGGATGATGTGGCTCTTATCTTAAATCCTGCTAATGTAGAAGCTGATTATATTCCAGAAAAGATTCAACACTTCCCAATAATGAACTCAAAACTACAGGTTCTTATTGGTGAGGAGCTTAAAAGACCATTTAATTGGAGAGCTGTTGTAACTAATCCAAGTGCAGTTTCTGAGATTGAAAATGCAAAGAAGAATGCATTGCTCAATGACCTTAGAAATATTATTGAAGACACCTCAATAAGTGAGGAAGATTATGAGCAGAAGCTTGAAGAGTTAAATGACTATTATACTTATAATTGGCAAGATTTTAGAGAAGTAAGGTCTAACCAATACATAAAGCACTACTCTTCTGAGTACAATATGCCTCTTATGTTTAATGAGGGATTTGTAGATGCTTTAGCTATTGGTGAAGAAATTTACCAATGTGACATTGTTGGTGGAGAACCTATTATACAAAAGGTAGACCCCCTTTCAATAAGAATATTCAGGTCTGGAAGGTCTAATAAGATTGAAGATGCTGATATTATAATTATTGAAGAGTTCTGGTCTCCAGGTAGAGTTATTGATACTTATTATGACCAACTCACCAAGAGGGATATTGAGTATCTTGAAAATTTACCTAGTTATTTGGGACAAGGAACTAATGCAATGGGAATTCCTGATTATAGGAATGGTCTTTTACCCATGCATTCCATGATGGATGATATTCTTTCCTTCAGCCATTCAAGTAAAGAATTCTTTTCTCCTGTTCATGGAGCTCCAGAATATGACAATTTATTGCCTTATGATACTGATGGAAACATCAGAGTAATGAGAATGTTCTGGAAATCCAGAAGAAAAATTCAAAAGGTAAAGAGCTATAATGCTGAAACTGGAGAAGAAGAGTTTAACTTCTATGCTGAGAATTATGTACCAAAGAAGGAACTTGGAGAGGAATCTGAGACACTTTGGGTTAACGAGGCTTGGGAAGGAACACTAATTGGTGGACATAATCATAATTTTGAAGAGTCTGCAACAGATGGTACTTATGGTATATTTGTAAACATAAGACCAAGACCTGTTCAATATAGCAGACTTTCCAATCCATCAAGATGTCATTTTGGTATTGTTGGAACCATATATAACCTCAACGGAGACAAGCCATTCAGTATGGTTGATATGATGAAGCCATATAATTATTTATATGATGTTCTCCATTATAGAATTTCTGATGCCATTGCTGCTTCTTGGGGAACTCTTGCTGAGGTTGATATTGACAAGATTCCAAGAGGATGGTCATTTGATAAATGGCTCTACTTTGCAAAAGTTAATCACTTAGCAATATCTTCTTCCTTTAATGAGGGAACTGAAGGTGCTGCAAAGGGTAAACTTGCAGGAGCTTTAAACAATAATACCCAAAGAATTATAAGTGATGCTTCTGGAAACTACATTCAGCAACTTATGAATCTTGCTGAATGGGTTAAAGTTGAAATGGGTGAGATTGTTGGCATTAACAGGCAAAGAGAAGGCCAAATTGCAAACAGAGAAACTGTTGGTGGTGTTGAAAGAGCCACTTTACAATCCTCATACATTACAGAAAGCTTCTTTGCAAAGCATAATGACACAAAGAGAAGAGCTCTTGATTGTTTCAATGAGACTGCAAAAATTGCTGCAAGAGGTAAGAAAATTAAATTTAGATACCTGACTTCAGAAGGAACTTGGAAACTTATGGAGTTTGATGGTGATGAGTATGCTGAAAATGACTATGGTATTGTCATGGATGACTCATCTGATGTTGTAAACCTTGACCAGAAGATTGAAGCTCTTGGTCAGGCAGCTTTACAAAATCAAGCTGCTTCTCTTAGTGATATTATGAGAATGTGGCAGTCTACTAACTCCCTTGCTGAGAAAATAAGAATACTTGAAAACAGTGAGAAAAAGAGAATGATGCAAGCCCAAAGAGACCAGCAGGCTCAAATGGAAGCTCAGCAACAAGCTCTTGAAGCACAAATGGCTCAACATCAGGCAGACCTTGAATATCAAGCAGCTATGAATACTGAAAACAATGAAACAAAGGTTCTGACTGCACAAATTCAAGCTGATGCTAAACTAAACAGTACAGCCCTTCAGGTTTCCTCTAATGAAGATGGAGTTACTCCTCCAATGTCTGAAGCTGATAAGGAAAGACTTAGAGAGCAAATCAGAGAATTTGACATTAAAATACAACAAGATAATAAAAAGTTAGCTCTTGAGAAAGAGCGTAATCAAATTTCCAGAATTTCAGCAAGGAGACCTAAAGGTAAATAATTATGAAAATTTCTAATACAATGATGATGTTAGCAAGTGGTGTTGCAATTCCTGTAGCATTGGCTTTTCTTGGAGAAGCCTTAGTACTCATGATTCCTTGGTTCATAACCATGTTTTTTGTAATCATGGCTGACCTGATTGCAGGACTATGGAAATCTTATAAGCTTGAGATTCCTATAAGATTTTCAAAGGCTTGTAGGGAGACTATGGGTAAAATGCTTGTATATGCTGCCTTTGTCTGCATGATTTGTTGTATCAATGTTGCTGCTCAAGATGGATTCAATTATGCAAAATGGGCTGCACTCCTTATTGTAATTATTGAAGGTGGTAGTATTATAGGCAATATACTTAAGCCTCATGGCATAAGTCTTTCCCTTAATGCTCTCATTAAAGCTTTCCTTAAAAGGTCTCCAGCTCAACTGACTTGTCCAGAAGCTGATGAAATTTTCATCAAGGAAGATATTGATGAAATCAAAAGGAAAGAACTTGAAAAAGAACATTTAAATAAAGTACAACATGAGCGAATTAACAAGAAAAGAGGTCATCAGAGAGCTTAAGAATTATTTTAATATTAGAGAGCTTGCTTGCAGTCATACCTATGCATCATACGGTGCATCTGCATGGCAGTTTTTTGATACAAAGATTCTTCATACTCTCCTTGTAATTAGAAGAGATATTCTTAAAACCCCTATGGTTATTAATTATGGAGGCTCTTATCAAAGAGGATTTAGATGTAATCTTTGTCAACTTGTTAAAGATAAAACACTTGCTGGAAGACTTTATATAACTGCTCATGGTCTGGGTAAAGCTTTTGATGCTTCAATGAAAACAATGACTGGTGAGCAGGCAAGACAAAAAATTAAAGCTAATCAGCACTTGCTTCCTTATCCAATAAGGATGGAGAAAGGAGTTTCTTGGCTTCATGTTGATGTTAGAGATACACACGAAAATTATGAAAAAGTTATTGAGTTTAGTGCCTAACTTTATCAAATGGCTCTATGAGGGAGACAGGGTTCTCCACATTCTTTTTAGTACAGTAATTGCACTCTTTATGTTTGCACTGCTTAATCTTTTTATGGGCAAATGGGAGAGTATTCTTTGCTCATTCTGCTTTACTTTAGCAGTTGGTGTTGTTAAAGAGGTGTATGACAAGTTCTCTCCAAATCATTCAGCAGCTTTTTCAGACCTCCTTGCTGATGTAATTGGAATTGCTTTAGCTTTAGTACCATTAACTTTAGTATAACTATGAAAATTTTACTTGAATTATTATCTTTTATTTGGCAATTACCGCAGACTTTACTTGGATATATAATCCTTTTATTCTGCAATCAGATACATACTCTTAATTATAAAGGAAGAACTATTAGAGTATGTAAGGGATTCCCGGGTGGAATATCTTTAGGATATGTAGTTATTGTCAATAAGTTCCCATATAATCCTTATACTTGGGATACTGTAAAACATGAATGGGGGCATACAAGACAATCCTTATATCTTGGCCCTTTATACTTACTTGTAATTGGCTTACCTTCAATTATTTGGGCATGGTTATATGGACCAATTGTTAAGCCATCAGCAAATGGATATTACAAGTTTTATACAGAACGTTGGGCTGATAAACTTGGAGGAGTAGTACGTGAGTGCCTTTCATAGTATGAAAAGATTTGGCATAATACTATTCCTTATTCTTTGTACTGCTTGTGGAGTGCATAAGAATCTTCCTCAAGTAGCACAAAGAGATACTACTTATATCTATAAGAATAATACAGAATATATACACGATAGTATCAATGTATTTAGAGATAGAATTATTAAAGAAAAAGGTGATACTGTATATATAACAGAAACTATCTATAAAGATAAGTATAAGTATAAATATAAGACTGATACTCTCTACAAGGATAGAATAAAAGAAGTTGAGAAAGAAGTTATTAAGGAAGTTGAAAAGAAACTTTCATTCTGGCAATCCTTGTGGATTAGATTAGGTAAAATACTATCCTGTTTGGCTATATTAGGTGGAATTGTTATTTTTGTTAAAACCAAATTAAGAGTGAAATTATGATTATAGATTTAAGTAATTACAGATTAAAGGAAGATATTTGTGATGTAAGTGGTGATGACCCTACAACACTTCCAGTGATAAAGCCATCAGATATTCTTATAGGTGGTAATAGCATGGGTGCATTCATGGCTTTTACTACTGGTAATAAGCCTAGTTACAATCCAATGCCAATTCCTGGAGTACAGTTATGTCGCTATGAGTTGCGTCCAGAAGAAATTGGACTTGCTTCTTACTATGAAATTTACCAAACATTACGTACAGCTTTTGGAATTACTGAAGAAGAGCTTGTGGCTAATGATGGATATATGGATTTTCCAATTTCAAGCATAAAGTTGGGAGACGATGTTTTTAATGCTACCAGTGCATGGGTTGATGTTACAGAAAGACACTTGGATGCGCAAATAGTAGGACAAACTTTCACTATAAAGTTATTTTTAAACTTTAGAGATCCAAATCTTATGAGTCTGTCTGAAGGAGGGACTTTTGAGCAATCCTTTAAAGTTGATATAATAAGATAAATATAATACACTATGATATACAAAAAGAAACTTATAAAGGCTAAATCCTTAAAAGCATTTGGTGGAAAGCCTTTTATTACAATACCTAAGAATGCTATAGTTGGAGACTCTTCAGATTCTGATAAAGGCAAAGTTATTGATTTGTCTTTTTTAAATATAGATATTGCGCAGACTGCATATATACAGAGTCTTATGACTAGCCATGAGTTGCAATAGTTTATGCTTATGAAAAACATAAGTTTACATGCTCCTCTAAACAATACTAATAGAAATTGGGAGAGAGCACTAATTAAGAAAGCAAAGTCTGGAGGCTCTTCTTTAGAGAAAGGAGCTTATGCTTTTACTTTATATAGTGTGCCTGAAGAGATAATAGCACACTTTCCAAATCCTCCTGAATTAATTGCAACAGATACTCCAGAGTATTCATTGTATCACTTAGAAAAAACAACTCCAATTGAAGGCTCTGATTATAATGCTAGTGGACTTGTAGTGCTGCATAATTATAATGATTTAACTCTACTTATTGAAATAGATAAAACTGCAGCAGATAATGTAAAAGAAGCAAATATTTATGCTGGCACTAATAATCAAGGTACACAGTATATTTTAGGTGATATCACATTTACTCAAGGTACTCATTGGAATCTTGATGATGTGGATACAGTTCCATATATATACATACTAGATGACATTTTTGACGAAACACTCCATAATGCAATTGGTGCTTTCTTAGACTATGAGTTTCCTCAACAATTTACTTAATATATGAAACCAGTATCCAGAAGATACGTCTATATGAAAATGTCAAAATTGCATGCTCCACAAGAGCAGAATGATGACATTAATATCCCAGGAATTATCATCACAAGTGATAATCAGACACTTGTTGTTACTGATGAAACTGTTTCTGGAAGATATAGGCTGCATAACTCTGGAAGAGAAGTACAACAGGCTATTGATGCTGCATTAAGACCAAGCTCTTCCTCAACAAGTGGTCTTATGTCTAAAGAAGATAAAGCCAAGCTTGATGCTCTTGAAATGGAGAATTGGGATGCTATCAACAATGAGGATATTGATGATATTATAAATCAAGCATTTGAATCAAATGGCGGTAGTTAGAGATGAAAAAGGTCTGAATGATTCTGGGTTAGGATATTATACTACAAAGCTCCTACAAAGAATTAAAGGACTCATAGACAGTGCAATCTCTGCACTTAATATAACTCAGTATCTGAAATCTTCAGATGCTGAGTCTACTTATGTACAGAAGGATGGAAATAAAGGACTATCCACTAATGATTACACTGATACAGACAAATCTAAATTGAGTGAAATCTCAAGTGGTGCTCAAGTTAATGTGATTGAGAGTATCAAAGTTAATAATGCTACTCAGGCAATCACTAATAAGTCAGTAAACATCTCTGTTCCAACAAAAATATCACAACTTAATAATGATTCAGGATTTACCAGTAATATAGGAACTATTACTGGTATATCAATGAATGGTCAATCTAAGGGCACTAATGGAGATATTGACCTTGGTACAGTACTTACTGAGCATCAATCTTTAGCAGGGCTTGTTGCAAGTGCTCAATATGTAAAGAATGATAAAAAGATTTACTTTAAGAACTCAAGCAATACCAACCTTTTCTATGTAGATACTACTGACTTTGT